CTTCCTGTACTGGAAGACCAAATACAGAGTAAGTTGCACCTGCTGGACCACCAATTCTTGGAGTTACTCCATCAAGAACACGTTGTGCAGTTTCGAACGGAACAGACTTTGTAGCCTGATTAACTGTGCGAAGCTCTGTCAACAATTCTTGAATGTGTTGGCTGTTCATATAGAACTTAAGATCTTGTCTACGAGCCTTGAATTTACGAGGCAATGCATTGTAAATTGCTTCAAGTGCGTCTAGACTGAACTTAGCTGTGCTTGATGCACCTGATGCCCAGATTCCTGCCATAGCTGCTGAATTAGCTGCTGCTTCGTGACCTGTTGCTGATGTATCAAGTACTTGACGATAAAATCCTGCGATTGTATTATCATAACCACCATTACCTGTTGTTGATGGACGACCATTGATAGCAATGTCCTCAAGATCGTTACCGAACTGAGTTGCCATCAAACGTACAACGTGATCCTCAAGAGCAGAACCTTCAATCGAATCTTCTAGAGACTCTGTTGAAAGTTCGTAATCTAGACGGAACTTTGTTGTTGTAAGATCCAACTTTGTGAAGATTGCACCTTTGTTTGTGTAACCAGCAACATCAGACTGATCAGCCTGAGTAGCCTTAGATACCAAACGTGTACCAACACGAATTTTATCAAGTTCCATAGTATTAGCTGTCATCAAAACCTTACGACCATCTTGTGCAAGCACCATCTGGTCAAAGACGTAATCGATAAATTGTGCAGACTGATTTGGCTGTAAAGTACCACCCTGAGTACCATCTTGGGTACCACCGAATGCATACATATCACCATTTTTGGTACCTTGTGTTACCAATGTACCAGTGTTAGTTGCTTTTTCTAAAATATCACTCATTATTTATTTCACCTACCTTTTCTTTTTTTTATTTTCAGTTTAAGTATTGAGCGGAGCCGAGGAAGCGTCCCCCCCATAGAGATTCTGATTTCTCTATAGTAGTTTCTGAAGAACTATCTAGTTCTCCAGACTTTTTAACAGCAGTATCATTTTCTACTGATTCAAGTCTTCCATTTACTTGAGTCAGAGCCTTTGCGATGTCTGCCAAACCTTTGTTTAACTCTTCATAACGATTTTCTGTTTCTGTTAGTTTTTCTGTAAGAGCTTTTGTAACTTCTGCCAATGTGTTTGCAACATTAGATACAGCTTCAACATTAGCATCTGCATTCTTTACGAGTGCTTCGCCAACAAAACTTTTAATTTCGTTTAGTGTTTTTTCAAGGTCAGTCGCTTCACCTGAATCGGTGGAAGCGTCAACTACATCTGTAGTTTCTTCGACTGTTTCTTCATTAACTTCTACTGCAGCCTCTACTGCAGTTTCTGCTGGCACTTCATCAGTTACCTCTGTAGCAACCTCTTCCGTTTCAACAACTTCGTCAACAATTACTTCTTCTGCTACTTCTGTAGCTTCTGTGTTGTCAGTCATTTCAACACCTCCTTCATTATTTTGGGTGGCAACCGACATATCCTTGTTAATTGCCATATCTACTGAATCATTGTTCAGTAAAATCTCTTCTTCTGATGGGTTAAAGAATTTTTTCATTTTAACCGTCCAGGAGCTTAGTGTACTCATTTTGTGTCCTACAAGTGTTTGTGATGGTTTCCAGGAATCTCCATCTTTTTGATAAACTCTAATAACAACGCCTGGATCTTCTTTAGTACCAGTAATTGAAAAACTAGAATTAGGTACTTTTATTTTACCATTAGTTACCACTCTTGTTATCTTTCCTCTTGCTGTACCGCCCGATGATCCCCATTGAACAAAATCTCCAGTAGAATAAGAACCAGCTTTTGTCATATCTTCTTCTGGTTTTTTCTTTGACTTATAAGGATTTTGTTTAGGGTATCTATTAATAGTTTCATTATTTGTAACTGCACCTGTAGCAGTATCTTTAATTATAGAAATTAAATTATTGATTGCTTTTTCAACATCTGCTTTTTCAAGTTCATCAACCCAACCTACTGCGGTTAAATCATTATTACAACTAACACAAGTATACTTATCATCAGATGATGTGAAAGCAATATCATCTTGCTCACACCAAAATACATTCTGAATATGTGACTTATTAAAAATACCAGTGGCTACATCGCCATCAATAGTTTTTTGAATAGAAAAAATATTAGCAAATTGATTTGCTGGAGAATCAACAAGGGATAATTCAACCAAGTCATATTCTTTAATTACTCTAACTGTTTTATCTAATGATTCATCAAACTCATTAGTTGAATCTTTTACAGCACCACCGATTGAAAAACCAGTAAGTGTACCATCAAGAACCATTTCCCAAACATCAGATGCACCTTTAGAAATATAAGCATCTACATAGACACCATTATATGTTTTCTGTGTTTCTGGATCAAAAAATGAATCTGTTCTAAATGATACAATTTTTCCAGCAGGAATTGGTTGATGCATTAATCTTACATTACCACGAAAATTAGCAAATGCTTTTTCAGACGCTGATGAATCTACACGATCACCTTGTTTATCAATATTATCAAGTGTGGCAAAGCCTGAAACAATACGTTTTTCAGCATCAATCTTAGAGATTGGCATAGTCAAAGTGACTTGGTTGCCATTAGTTAATAGGGATGCCTTTTGTATATTTAACATAACATTTTAATTATACAGTGTTTTTTATATTAGGCTTGTTGTCTGCCTTCGCCTTGTGGACTTCTTTGACCAGTTTCACCATCACCAGCGTTTGCTTGTCGCTGTTGATCACGCTGTCTATTGCCAGTTCCTTGTGCAGTTTGATCCGCTGCTTGTTGAGCATTAAGCTTAACTGGTTCATTTCCACTTGGAATTGGAGGAAGACTAAGTCTAGTTCTAACTTCATTTGGAAGCAATACCTGCATACGAAGATATCTTTCATCGATCTTAGATTGTGTATCTTCATCTGTTAAAGTAAGTTCATTGAATACAAGTTTAAACAAGTCAGTCTTTTCAGATATAATTCCCTGAATCTTTTTCTGTAGTACATCTTGTGCGGGTCTTGTAACTTGTTCTTTAAATGTCTTATCTGCATCTTTAGCAGCAGCAAGGGAAATACCTTCTGCACTACCAATCTTAGACATAGGAACACGGTGTGACATAAGGATTTCTTGAAGATTACTTTTGCGATATTTATCAAATGAGCCTTCTTGTACTCCATTTTCAACAGCTTCCATTTTAACTTCAACCTTGCTACCTGCCTCATCTCCAGGAAGAGGAACAACAAGTGTTCTATGGCTTTGACCACGAAGATTATTTTGAAAAAACTCAAATAGTTTTGCTTCTGCATCTCTACTTAATTTAGCACCTTTAACCCAGAAAATATATCTAGGAGTTGCTTTATTCTCAAAATATTCAAGGTTAAACTTAGATGAAAACTCATTACCAGCCATAGCATTTTGTGCAGAAACAATAGCTGGAATACCATAATAGGTATTTGTTGGGGTGTAATTATAAATGTGAATAATTTCATTTGGACGAGGGTCTGAACCAAATGGTGCTGCTAATTCTTCTTCATCGTGGAAGTTCTTAAAGTAAGCAAACTTTCCACCAACTACTTGAACAAATCCATCGCGAAGTCTGCGTACACGCATTGTTGCTGATGGAATATGACCAATGTAGCCAATCTCTCCAGTAGTTTTTCTACCAATCTCAAGATAACCATTACCTGTTGATTCAAGATCTAAGTAAAGCTTTGTTAATGTTGCAGTAAAAGTATCATCATCATTTCTAGTGTCTAGCCATTCAAGAACTTCTTCTTTAGCACCCTCAAGTTTACGTCTTACTTTTGCAACTTTTTCTTGATCAGTCATAGCTTCAAGTTTTTGTTTTGTTTTAAGGGTATAATCTAACTTATATCCAAGACCAACAATATTGGCAACTTTAGCATTAATTGCTGCATAGTTTGCAGATGATACCTCATAAACCTTAGCAAGAGTTACTGGATTATATGGTGGTTCAATAACATCAAAAAGACCGTAACCAAACTGTAGGGCAATTAACTGCTTAGATTCAGCATCATCTCCACCAATACCATTAACTGGAGCAGAATAGTTTGCTCCAGGAGTTATTGCTTTTTCTAATTTGCGTTTAATGTTTCTTTTAAAATTAGGATTAATTCCTTTATACTTAAGGATTTCTTCTGTTGATTTCTTAAACTCATCTGTTTCAACATACTCTGGTAAGACTATTTTATCCAAGCCAACATCTCTTCCACTAATCACAAAACCTTCATTATCTTCTTGCATTTTGGAATACTTCTCTCCAGTTATCTGTATCTCCATATGGAGTTAAACCTTCAGCCATACGTTCAATATCTTCTCTAGCAGTTTCTTCTGATACTCTACCTACACCAGCCAAAAACACTGGTTGACCTTCGGTTTTCCCATAATGTTTTGCTGCTTCGGTAATATTTTTAATTTTTTCTAAGTCATATCTCATTGATGGAATATTCAATACATTACCATCTTCATCTTCAAAGTTCTGTCCATTTGGTAACTGCCAGACATAAACACCAAAATCTGCGGTACTTTGTACCACAGAAAGTCCATTTTTATTATTTATCATACCACTATGATACCATTTTATTGTTCTGTTGTCTATTGTTCATTTATAGAAATTAAATATGATTTAACTCTATCATCTGCAAAACTAGCAAATGATTTCCATCCAGTAGATGTCCATTTAAATGCTCTTTCATTATTTATAGAATTAAAAATAGCAGAACTTTCATCATTGTTATCATCAATATCATAGAAAACCCAATTACCATATGGATCGTCATTTGGATGAGAATCAAATTTTCTTATATACTTAAAATTTATCTTTACTATTTTATTTGCATTATAATTTTCACTATCTACATCTCCATCAACTTTAAATAATTTTGCATTAATTTTATCTGATGGTAATAATAAAATATAGTCTTCATTTTTAATATAATTATTTTCAATTTTTATTTTATTATTAATAATTAAATTACTTTTAAGAGTGGCATTATCAAATATGATTTTATCATTTTGTTTATAAGAAGATGGGATGTCTTTGTCAAATGTTATTGTTTGAGCAGCTTTTTTAAAAATTATTTTTTCAGTTATTGGTATTTGTTTTGTAACAATTTTTTTATTTTTACCTGTAATTATTTTTATTTTATTTTCTGATGAGTTTATAGAGCTTATTTTTGCTCCAGCATGAATTGCTTTATTAGATGAAGCTACTAAATCTCCTGGTTCTAATAAATCAAAATTTGTATTATTTGCAAAAGTTATAACAACAAAGTTTTTATTATTTTTAGCAACAGCGACTGATGGCTTTTTAACTATATCGTCATTTACAACACTAGCAACAGTATAAATATTATCATTTATTTGTTGTTTTAAAATGCTTCCTGCAATAATACCAGAAGTAGAATTAACATAAATAGTTTTCTTTCCAGTTCCTTTTGTAAATATTCTATCTACAAGTGTTGTTTGATCGGTAGTATTTTCTGTATTTTTATAAGATAAAGACCAAGTATAATCAGCAGTTTTACCTATTAATTCAGTATATATTTTGTTTCCATAATCTTCTGTATCTGTATCTTTAATAATATAACACACTTGAGTATTTTCGTTAATTGTTTTATTTAAATTATTATCAATTAATGTTGGTCCATCAGAATACACTTTATATGAATCATTAATGTCTCCACTAAATAAATTATATAAATTTCTTACATTATTATCTGTAAATTTTTTATCAAATATGCTTAACTGGTCAATATAAAACTCTTGTGTTGTAGAGTTTTGATCTCCAATAATTATTTCTATTGATTTTTCACCACTTATTATTTGTGGATAATTAAAAACAATACTGATACTATTCCAACTATTTGGTTTTATTGTAGAATTTTCGATACCGCCTACATATATTTTTGCTCCAGATAAAGATAAAGTTGTTCCAGACAAAGATAATTGACTCGTTCCAGCTTTTATTAAATTTAAAGATGTTGTAGTTGATGGAATATAAGCCATAAAAGATATTGTCTGAATACCAGAAGCTATAGTCATATTTCCTTGATATTCTTCATTTGTTGGATAGTTTATAAAAGTTTCACCTGAAACTTTTGGCAAAATGATAGTATCATCACCTTGTGCTCTTATATTTTCACAAACATAATAATAGTTATCTACAGAGTATTTAACAATATCTAAAGCATTGTATTTTAAATCTTGATTCCAAGTTGTAGATGTACCAGTATATTGAATTTCCCAAAGCTCTGATGATGGAGGAGGAGTAGTATTATCTGATCCAGCATATGTTTTTTTATATATTCCTTTTGTACCTGCTGTTCCACCATAATAAGCTCTTGTATTTATTGAATAATTTACCCCAGTAGTCCAAGTTGTTGTACTTATTCTATTCCATCTATTGCTTAATGCACTTGGAACATATACAGGAACTTGTGTTAAAAAATTCCAATTAGAACTAATTGATCCATCATCATTATAAACTCCAGAAACAATAACTTTGTCTCCGTGATTAAAATTATTTTTTTCTAATACATAATTTAAAAATGATCCATTGACAGATGCACTAACAATGTTATTAATCTTAGAAGGAAAAGCATAATCTTGAATAATTTTTGCATAAGAATTTTTAATTCTAAGTCCACTTTTATTTCCATTATAGAAAAATGGATATTCTTGTAAGTCTGGCACCGCATATTCATTGTTCCGATAATATATTTTTATTGCATTACCACCAGGAGATGCATTACAAGTCAAATACTTATCTGCACCTTCTTCAATTACTGGATAACTAAATAGTCTAAAATAATCAATATTTGCTGGTTGATCTATAAGGTCATCTGTTTTAAGTATAAAATCAAACTGTAAGAGGTCAACTCTATTTTCTCCAGATTGAATTAAAGATATTGTATTTTTATTTAACCAATCAGTATCGGTTATAACTCTATCTTTAAATTCTTGTTTTTCTTTAAAATGTGTTGTTTTAGTTATACCGTTAACGGTTGTATTTGTTGTACCAGTCACATAGCTTAAAACATTATTGTTTAAATATGGACTTCCTATTTCAAGTCTGCAAGCTCCAGGATAAGATTTATTTGGCTCTGCTAATGTTTGTAATGGAATGTCAATTCTGGCGGTAGCATAAGAACTAATCTTAAATCTTTTTTCATAATAATTAGGAGTCGCAGTATAGTAATGAATAAATGAGGAGCTTTCTAAACTGTTTTTATCAAAATATAAACTTGAATTGTCTTTATGGATGCCAACAACTTTCATTAATTTTTGAGTTGTAGTCTTTGTGGCAATACCAGAAACTGTTTCCGCATTACTCATACTTTGCCAAGAATCTGTAGACCCTATTCTTAAATTAGTTTGACCAAAAGATAGTTTATTTTCTAAAGATATCGTAGTAACTATAGTTTCTTTACTTGAATCATTTGGTATATAAATAACATTAACTGTTGATGAATCTACAATATAAAAACCAACATAAAAACTGGTATCTATTTGAGAAAAAAGATTTGGTCCTATTGAAGTTGAATAAGTTGAACTGTTTATATAGACTTTTAATCCAGATGAAGTTAAAACAAATTCAATAAAATTATTAGTATCTTTTGATTTTAATAAAAACAATGTTTCATTAGTATCAGTAGGTATTGTTGTTCCTATTTTTTTAAATGAAAACATCCAGCCAGAATTAATTATTGGTAATATTGATCCAACATCATCTATGGATAAATATGATTTACTATCAAAAGCGTAAGTATTTTCGTCTCCAAAATAAGACTGTCTATCATTTTCAGAACCATAACCATCAATAAAATATGTTTTTGGTTCATTTTTGCTTTTAATGGTTAGGGACCCATTATTTATAACACAGTTATTTGATTGCGTTATTGACCAAGGATTTGCTCCTCCATATTCATATTTATTAATTGACTGATGGCTATCCATAGAAAAGTTATAATAAACACCATTACTTGAATCTATAGTTTTTGTTGGAATGTTGTATCCTACACCATATGCATAATGTCTAAGAGCCTGGTTTCTTGTAAGAACATAAGAATATAAAGCTATTGAATCTAATTGTAAAAATGAAACATCTGTACTTTGATCACCTAATCCAAAAATAAAATAATTATCCGCAGAGTCAGAAGTTGCAGCAAAAATATATTCAGGATTATATATTTTTTTTATTTTCTGAACACCATTTACAATTAATGATATTTCTTGCGGTGAATAAGAAGCAATAATATGTATTGGTTTATTTACAGTATCTATTTGTACAGAGACAGAATATTTAATTGTTTGACTATTTAAACTATTTTTTCCTATAGAAAATACTATATTGTCATTCAATAAAGAAACTTGAACACCAGATTTTTTTTGTAATATAATTGTTTCATTTGATGAAGAAGTTGCAGGAACTTTTATCCAAAACTCAATAGATGAGGAGTTTTTACAATCAGGAATAGCCATTTTTTTAAGATCTGGAATTTTAATTGTTCCACTAGTTGATAGTATTGATGTTTTACCACCATAAACTATTGGTAAAACTGATTTAAGATTTGATGAATTTATAGAATTTGAGTATATACCATCGTATCCCCTTACTCCATTTGCAGTAACAATAAATCCGTCATTACTTGCTATAGTCCCAGATTTTTCATCTAGTGACCAAAAACTTGTTGGATTATCTTGTTGAATTAATGCTGAATATGACATATGACCTCAACTATATTATACCCCTTTTGAGATATCGTTGATATCACAAGCACCAGCAACACAAGCTAAATCTTGTACAGATGTAGTTGCATCAAAAGTTTCATATATTTCTAGCCATTTCCAATCTAAGTCGGCTGGTGTTTCTGAAACAAGTTTATTATATTCATTCTCAGTAATCTCTTGATATGGAGCTTGTTGATATGTATGCTCTGAATAAGGTAAGAATGAAACACCCGACATTTCATCAATATGTTCATATACCCAAGCACCAACAGCCATCCATTCATTTTCTTTTACAGAGATTGTGATAGAAGGTTTATGTTCTGCCCAATGTCTTTGATATGCTAACCAAAGGTCTAGATGCTGAATAGCAGTTAGATTTTCTCTAAGAGTAGAGCCTTCTGGTGCTTTAATTGGGAAAGTAAATACCATAGTATCATTTGGTTTCATAACATCTGGTTCGTGCTTGATGCCCATATCAACAAGGAACGTTGTAATTGGATCTTTCATATCACCACGAATTGTGCGAGCATAATACTGTGAGTGCCAAGGATGCATACCAGAAGAAGAATTAACTAACTGTGAAACAGTTCCAGATGGCTTGACACAAGTAATTGCAGCGGATTGATTAATACCAATCTCTTTTGCCCAATAAGCATTTGTTGATACAGCCTGTTCTCTAAGAGAATCTAGCCATTCAGCAAGTTTTTCTGCACCTTCAGAACCATTAAGAACTGGATGTGAAAGTTGACCAGTTAGCGAAACACCAAGTAATCTTTCTTCTTCACTATTCTTTTGCCAGATTTTGCGAAGGTATTTAAAACGAGTAAATGTTGACTGAACGGTTCCAAGAAGTGTTGCAAGTTCTACTTTACCCTTAAGTTCTTCAAGCGTATCTGTATCCCTAACAACAACTTCTGTAAGATTACAAAATTGATAAGGACGAAGAATAATCTCAGAACAAGGGTTTGTACCAAAATCCGCTGTAGCATCTCTACGACCATTTTTTGCAGAAATCTTTTGTGCTGCTTCACGACTGAATATACCACGCTCACCTGACTTTGAGTCATAGAGAGCTTTCCATTCATCCATAAATACTTCCATAGTTGGTTTTGTATTATATACAGCGGAGTTGTTTGCTAATGCTCTTTGACCACTATACTCCCACCAAGAACCTGCTTTTGCAGCAGCCATATTGCGATCTTCAAGATCTGAAAGTGAAATCATTGCACTTCTGCGAACACCACCAACAACTACAACCTCTGCAATCTTACACATAAGATCGTGGGCTTCTAGAGGAGTTAATTTTCTACCAGAAGCATTTTTAATAGTTGCAACGGAAAACTTAAATAGTCTATCTAGTGGATCTGGACCAGATGCACGACCACCAAATGTTTTAAGACGAGCACCAGCGGGTCTTACAAGTGACATATCCCATTCTGGAATTTGACCTTGCCAAAGAAGTGCAAGAAGTTCTTTAAGAGATCTAGCCCAACCAGCCTTAGAGTCTTCAACAACAATCTTTGTATTTGTTTTTTCAAAGTGTTCATTGATGGCAGGTAACTGGTTAACATATTGTGACTCAACAGAATAACCGACACCAGTTCCACACATAAGAATGTACATAGCCTCATCAAATGAGCGTAGGGAATCTACTGGCATATAAGCACAGTTATAAATACAAGTATTGTCACGTTCTAGAGCAGGACCAGCGGTCATAAATGCTCTCATAGAAGGCATAACATCTGTATTAAGAATTGCATTAGAAATCTTGTCAATATGTGATTGATCTAATTTATAACCACTATGCTTGTCTAAAGCATTAAAAATATAATCTGTGTAACGACCTACTGTTTCATCCCAGTTTTCTCTGCGATTATCTAGTTCCCTCCATCTTGCGTATCTTGTTTTATGGATTACTTGCTGATATGCCGATGGCAAAGAAACTGTCATTTATTTTCACTCCGTATATGTAATTCCCAAATGTGGGGTAATATCTATTGTACCTTAAAAAGCGTTAGTGGTCAAGGGTTGTGGTAAACTATTTAAATGATAACAATACAAGAACTACACAAATATATGGAATTAGTAGAAATGAGAATGGCTCCTATAATTCCCTGTGCTTTAGACACAGAACATATGCCACCAATAGCATTACTAAAAGATGATCAACCAGTTTTATGGTGCTTAGAATGTGATTCAAAATTATTTATTGGTGAAAGAAAATCGGTTATGATTAAAAAATTATTGGGTAACGTCAGCAACAACAACTAGTGGACCTTTAAACAAAGTTGATATAACTCCGCTTTTAGACATTTGAATATCATATTCATAAAGCTTTCCACCAATTAGTTTTGCTGACTCTGTTGCACTTAATGTAACTTGAACTGTTCCGTTATATTCACTTGTTATAACAAAGCTAAAAGAGGCAACAGTAGTAGACTTTCCTTTTTCTTTTACCTGACCAGAAAAAGTATACCCAGTTAAAGAAATAGCATTATTACCTGTTTTTAATGCCATATTAAAAACAAAGGTATCTCCCTTGTAAACTTTAAATGCATTATATCCTGGAAGCATTAACCAATCACCACTACTCTGTAAGTTCCTGAAGTAATAGATCCTAAACTAGAGTTAAAATTAATTGTTGCTGTAGTTGAACCAATAATTACTTCTGCCTCAATTATAGCATTTGTGCTTGCATCTCGCAACTGGAGTTCTACGTTTGCACCTAAACCGTGAGAAACAGTCCAACTTGCTACACCATTAGTTACTGTCAATGTTGGGTTAGTTATAGTATATTTTATTTGAACATCGCCAATTTTTCCATTTACAGATTGAACTGGAACATATCCGTCATTTAAATTAATATCAACAGTTAGATTGTTTTGAGCATCTTGTACAGTAACAGTAGAAACATCAGAAACAGAAGAAAGAGTAATATTACTAACCTCAGATATAGTATTAACATTAACAGTATCAACAGTTTGAGCTGGAGATAGCGTAATAGAATCTACTGGATTAATAAGAGTTAGTGTAATTGTATCTGGGTTAGCCATAGTTTAATTATACATTACAAAAGACTATAGATTAAAGCGTTGTTTTACATCATTAAAATGTGGAACTATAATATTATCCCAACCATATTCTTCAATTAATGCTGGTGCTTGATTGTAATATTTCTCAAGAAGTGTTTCAATATTATTCTCTACATATTTCATTTTTTCTAACAATGTATTATAATTCGGTTCAAACATTAGTCCTGGATGCATAGATGTAAATCTGTGTGCTTTTAATTTTGAATCTAAACTTAATTCTCCAACATAATCTATGTAATCGCACCATCCTTCAGTTACAATAGATGGCATACCAGTAGCAAGTGTTTGAAGCGGGATTAATCCAAAACCTTCTCCATAGGATGGATAAACTAAACAATGATGCTGGCTCATTAAATTAACTAATTCAAAAGAAGTATAATTTTCAGCAATGATATTAATATTTGGAATATGTGCATATTGATCAAGTATTGAATTTTCATATGCTTTGATAGTTAAAGTAACATCTTCTCTACCCTCATATAGATCCAAAAATGCATTTACTACATCATATAGATTTTTACGAAGTGCTGGATATCCAATATGTAAAAACTTTAAAGTTCCATCATAGGTTCTTTTTTGTGGAGTAAATGTCTTATCTACACCGTGTCCAAGAACAATAATATTTTTATCGGTATATTTTGAAAAAACATCTTTACAGAATTGATTGCCAACCCACAGTTCATCTATCATTTCTAACTTGCTTTTCCATAGATTAACTACAGATGATGATTCCCAGTCAGTGTAACCTATTTTAATTGAGTCTTTATTATAAAAAACATAATCTTCTGGGTGTCCAAAAAATATCTCAATATCTGAATTGTTATCTTCATATTTTACATCAAAATTATTCATAACTAAAGTATTTACTATTTTATTACTAGCGTGTCCATAGCCAGTAGCGGTTGCCATATTATAATTATTAAAACTAATTTTCATTCATTTTCTTTTTCTTCTAGGGCGGTTAACCGCTTTTCAATTCTGTTGATAGCATCTTTAATAGATGATCCAGAATTTGGTTTCATTTCATAAGAAATGTGATCCACATCTTCCTCAATCTTGCGAAGTCTTTCTTGCATTCCTGGTCTTCCTGGAAATCCTGGGCGAGCTTCCTCACCAAAGTAATCATCAAGAAAGTGTATAAATCTTTTTAGTAACTTACTAACTTTAAAACCACTAACTATGATAACTGTTAAGCCACCTAAAGTTCCTGCGATTGATAAAATTGTTTGCATTGCTACCATATTAAGTTATACACCTTCAAGAAAACTACTTTGTTGTCTTGCCCTTCGTTGTAGTTTCTGCGTTTTTCTTCGCTGGGGTCTTTGGTGCTGGCTTAGTTGTTGGCTTTGAAACTGGAGCAGCCTTTACAGGTGCTTTTCTTGTAGCCTTAACTACAGTATCAACAACTACATCAGCAAGTTGCTCAGGTGTGTATCCACGACCAAATGCAATGTCATTCTTATTCAAGTAGCGTAAAATAACAGGTGCTACAGCAACAATAAGTGCCTTTGCATAATCTGTTACATTCGTATTACCGCTAACATAAAGCGCAGCTACGGCGGCGAGAACAGAACGACCATATGAAGCAGCTACTGCTTTGTATTGACTATTTAGAGCCATTAGTGTATCCTTATCTATGTGATATATATATGTTATATATAATTACTATTGTAATATATAAATATTCTTAATATATAAATATACTTATATATATTATATATTTTATATTTATTATATTTATATATAAATAATATTTATTATTATAACGCTGATTCTTATCGAAGTCAATAACTTTTAGAAAACTTTTAAAAAATTTGTACAAGATTTATATTTACAAACTTAAGATAAATAACCTTATCACCTGATTTAAATTTATTTTTCGGCGATTTCGGCGTGAACAGAACAAGAAACCCTTCCAGCAAAACAAAAAAACATTTTTTATATATGCTGGAGTATAATTATTAAATGAACAGCGGGCTTAACTGCAATTCCTGCAATAAAGAAATAAAAATTATCGGACAGGTGCGAATAAGTTCAGCCGTTTGTATTACCTGTTATACTAAAGAATTAGAATTACGAATAATTGAATTAGAAAACGCACAACAACCGATCAAGGAGAATTAATGAGTGAGCAACCTCTAGAAGAGTCTGTAGAGGGCATAGAAGCCAATCTGGGAGCAGTAACATATATTATGCTTGGTAGGATATACGATTTGTTAATATTGCTCTGTGACGCTCAGGGAAAGGGAGAAGATGCATTACGACTTATGGAGATGCATAAACAAGGTTTATTAATGTCTCCAATACCTGCTATAGCTTCTCCTGAAGATACCGACCAAAAATAAAAAATGAGCAATCAGAATATTTTCCGACTGCCCATTTTTTAATTAACTAAATCTAGTTAACAGATCTATGGTATGACTTTTCTTTATCCTTATCCCAACCATATGGATTCTTTTTAGAAACCACCTTTTTTGGTTCAGATGTAGCGATAGAGATACTACGAGGAAGTTTTTCCTCTGGCAGATCTTTTTTCAATGTGACAAAAAGAATACCATCTTTAAGGCTTGCTGAAGTTGTTCTTACATATTCAGATAGTGCATAAGTTCTTGTGAACTTTCTTGCTGCAATACCCTTGTATAGATAATCAGATTCATCTTCAGCTTTTTCACCCACGATTGTTAGATTACCGTCTTGTTCAGTGATAGTAAGATCTTTTTCTGCAAATCCTGCTACCGCCAATTCAATAACAAAGTTATTATCATCGATTTTTCTAACATTGTAAGGTGGAAATGTACCTTCATTTGATTTGATTACCTGATCAAACTTTGGAAATACATTTTCAAAGCCAATCAGATATGGATTGTTAATCCAATGTGAACCTGTTGTCCACGTTGTTGTGATGTTTGTCATCGTTTTTTCTCCTTTTCAGCGAGTTATTTATTTACACCCCCCGAAGGCAAGTGCATTCATATATTATACCAAAAAACATTCACTTAATACAGTATTATAACGAAATCGTTATATAAATTTGTACAAAATTTGTATAAGTTTTGGATATTTCTTGGATATATGATCAGGTAGGGTCACTTTGGTAAAAATGTGAATAATATTTTATTTTGTATGATACGCATATAAAAGAAAAGAAAACATTTTCAGATAGTGAGCACATACTAGCTAGATCCCAATCCTTTTATTTTATACCGCAATAGGGCATAGGGGGTAGGCACATAGGGGGTAGGCACATAGGGGGGTGCCTAGTCTGCCATAGCCTCGCAGATAATACATACTAATGTTTCGTATGGTGTTAACTTATCGCCACACTCAACACATTTATTTTTAGTGATAACCTCAACATCATCATCATAGTTAATCATAGTTACACCTCGTCTATGTGATTGACACATACTAGATGTGTATTTGTTTCTAATGTCCATACCTTGCGTGATTTAGAATAACGAGGGCGTGAGTATTCATAACGCATAACGCTATCCTCACCACAATCGCAACAACCACAACCGTCATCTATTGAACACATACCTGTTGTATCTGGTGCTGAACTATCTAAACGCCAATCATAGATAGCGTATACGCCATTACCAAAAACTGGAAACTCGCTTAGGTCTTGCTCTGTTAGTGTTATCATCTTGACAACCTTTCTTTGTTGTTAGTACTAACCTAGCACACACCACCGACAAAAACCGTTAGCGACACGCCCGACACGCCCGACAGGTGGGGGTCGCCCCCCCGCAGGGGGGCTTGTCAAGCCGACACACCGACAACCTAATGTGAGATACATCACACCGACACACCGACACACCGACACACATACCAAAAATGTCGTACCCCTGTGGTAAGGTGTATTTATTCACCTAACGAAAGAAGGCAAAAATGAACGCTCTAACCCTTGACCTAACCGCCAACTATGTTGACTTGCGTATCGCACAACACTTTGAGTTTTACATTAGCACTAAAGTGCTTGTTGTTATTCTTGGTATTGTT